CAAGTTGTTTTTGAGTAACTAAAGTATTAATCTGCTTGTATGTTTTTGCAGCATATTTTTCACGAAGAATACCACCATCCCATACCCACTCTTTTCCTTCCATGATACCTTCAACGAAAGCATCTGGAGCAGAAGGATCAGCAACAATATCAGCAGCAGTTGCTAACATAAAATCATCACCGACGATGTTAACACCCTCACGGGTCATCTTTAATGAACCAATACCACGAGAGGAAACTCCAAGTTTTACACCTTCTTCAATTAGAGAAGATGCAATCTTACCCATTGGTGTATTAAGGATTTTTGCCTTACCAATGAAGTTAGAACCACTCTCTTTCAGGGATACAATTTTATGCGATACCCTATCGAGGTTGACGGTAGGACCATCAGGGTGACCAAGTTCACCAAGTGCTCTACCTGCAAGAACATGGTTCTCATTATAACGAGAAACCTCACGACGAAGAGTCTCCATAGGATACATACGACCATTACGGTTCTTGATGTTTCCTTGAAGGAAAACTCCCTCAATGTACATTGACTTCTTGCCGTTCTTTTGTTCGACAAGAAATTCTACTGATTCTATTTCTTCTCTGATTAGTTTCATCGTGAAAATAGGTCTTTATTTATTATTTATAGTTATGGACTTGTTATAGGATTATTGTTAATATCATGTCTTTGATATGAACCAACTCCAACTGGATTATTGTTTATATCATAACGTTGATATGTTGATGGTGTTCTGGTTCCGATTCCAGCAGCACTGTTATAAGTGTATGCAATGTAATCAGTATTGAAATTTTCATAGGTCACAGTAGACCAACCAGTAGTTCCGCCAAGACCAGTAACAGTTGTAAATCCAGGCTGTGGTGAAACTGGATTATTATTTACATCGTGGCGAATGTAAACCATCAGTCAATTTCCTCTTCAGTTTCAGTTTCAGTTTCAATTTGATCTTCACCAGTAAAAATTGAATTTGATACTAAAGGACGAAATGCATCAACTCTCTCAGCAGATTTTGCATAGAGAATATCTTTAATTGCGTCACTGATTTGAGATGGTGACTCATCAGCGATGATCATATCTAAAAGGTCATCCATTTAATTGTATAGTATACGACTGTAGGTATTTATATCTCACCACCTTTGGGAAGTTCTGGTGCCTCAGCTGCAGATCCATCTACTTCAGGTTCCATGACTGGAGCACCTAAATCCATTCCTGCGGAGGAGTCTAAAGGCATTCCTGTTTCTGGATCAACTGGTGCATTTGGATCAGGAATAATTCCTTTTTTGATTTCATCCTCAATCAACTTATCTTGCTCCAGAATCTCAATATCAGTCTGACGAAGAATCTTACGTCTTACATAATCCTGAGAATAATACTTGCCAATATATGGTTCTGCAGTTTGAGCAAGAGTCAGTCTTTCGTTGAGAAGTTCTGCTTCTTTGAGTTCTGAGAAATGATTATCATAAAGGAAATCATATTGAATGTGCTCACTCATGACTTCCCAATCTTCAGGAGTGATGATATTTTTCAGAATAAGTTGAGTCTTCAGCATGTCATTAAACATGTTAGAGAATCTCTTTCTCAAACGACCAACAAACTTGGTGAACTTGAGTTCGTCTCTCAGGATCTCAGAAGATCTCCCCAAGTTAAACCCACCTTCTCCATCCATTCTTGATGGGGGAACATTAAGGGACCTGTATAATTTCTTTTTAAAATACTCAATATCAGTGATTTCTCCAAGGTTTTGTCCACCTGGAAGAGTTGTAATTTCTGTTCCTCTTCCACCCTCTCTTCTTGGGAGCCAGAAGTCCTCAAGCATTGCCATGTATTTTTTGTCATCACGGATCTCTCCAGTGTTTGCATCATAAACAAGTTTATTGCGATAACGCATCATAACATCACGCAGGTATTGTTCTGCTTTTACTTTAGGAAGATTGCCAACATCAATGTAGAAAATTCTACGTTCTGGTGCTCTTGACAAACGATAGATGACCAGAGAGTCTTCAATCATGCGAAGTTGATTGAGAGACTTGATTGCTTTGTGAAGATATGAAAGAGTTGATCCTTTATTTCTATCTACAAGACCAGAAGTGCAATATGTGATTGCATCTCTTGCAATTTTAATTCCTTGTGATGCCCCAGTTTGCATGGGGTTGCCAGTTGGATAAACTGACTTTGGATTATAAATGAAGTACTCTTCGATTTCTGGGAAGTCATAATCCATAGGATTATCACTTTTCAGTTTATAAACTGCAGATGCTCCTTTATCTCCAGGTTTCTTCTTTTGTTGTCTTACATAACGCATTTTCATTGCGTCGATGTAACGCAACTCTTGAATTCCCTCTTGAGGATTCTTCAAATCAATAATCTTATGGTAATAGATACGTCCATCAATGTACCAGTTACGATAGATTTCGTGTGCCTTTTTGTCAAAATCTAAAAGATCAAGAATATACTTAAACTCTTTACGAATTTTATTTTTGATACCATCACTGGCATTAAGATTGGAAAGTTCAATCTCTACGGGACTATCATTTGAATCTGAAACGATTGCTTCATTTACAATATCTTCAATGGCACTATCCGCTTCTGGATGAAGTGCCATTTCACGATATCTTTTGATAAGGTCAAACTCGGTGCGATATACACCTTCTATGTCTACATATGAACCAAAAAAACCACTACTCATGTAGTGGTCAGCCCCGTCCTCATTGTTAGGAGGAACGGGGGAGACCGCTGTCGGTGAGAGTGGTTCAGTGTCCTCTATTGAGAACCCAAATAATTTTGACATTATTACAAGTTAACTTTAGTCTGATCTATTTATAGATCAATCTGCGGAACTATCTGGAGACCAATACTGAACCTGGAATTCTACTGTGAATTCTTCAATGGTGTCTGCAGTGTCGTATGAAAGATCGATAGCAGAAATATTAGTTGGGAAAATACCGTAGAACTTATATTTCTTGGCAGTATCAAGACCTTCACCTCTTACATCACCTGTGTTGGATGGCATTCTCTTGAACTGTTTTACAACAGCATCAACTTGATAATCTGCTGGGTTGAGCAGACCAGATCCATCAGCATACTGTGCAATTTGTTGCATCCAACCTTCCATTGCAGTACGGATAACGAAATCGTTATCGTTGATGACTGTAACGGTCCAGGTATCAAATGTGCGATCACCAGCAACCTTAAAGATTCTTCCTCTAAAAGGAACATCGATAGATGCTACGTTTGATGCAGGTAACTGTGCTGCCTTACACAGAATTGAGAAGTTATCAGAACTATAAGATGCATCACCAGAACCAGGGAAAGAAGTTAAGTCTACCTGGAAAAGATTGGGGCGGGCACCGCCCCCAATCAGAGTTGATTTGATTTTCTCGATGGAATGTGGCATTTTTTAATCCTCCTTTTGTTATTTAGATTATGCTATCAAACTCTGCCAACTACCTCTTCAAAGCTAACACCAGTGCGGGTAGCAACGAAGGTAAGTGTTACATAGTTAATCGACTTAGCAGGCTTCAGGAAGATGTCTGCTCTAAACTCATTATTATCAATAACATCTGGAGTATTGTTTGTGCTGTCACAAACAACCATGAATCCATAGAGACCTCTCTTTGCCTGAATGTCACGGAGGTATGGTTCAACGATGTTTCTGAAGTTTGCTCTGGTTAACTCATCGTTGAGTTCGAAGAGTTGAGCTTGTGCTGCTCTTTCCAGTGCTTGCTCAATAGTGAGGAACAAACGACGAACGTTAATTCTATCGAATGCTGATGCATATCCGAGTGCAGTCTTATCACCGAAGAGGAGAGTTCCGACGCCAGGTGTAGTGACGAAAGAATTGACTCTTGCAGGATAGAGACGATCTCTTTGTGCCTTATTGGGATTATATGCAAGTTTAATTGCATTGTTGACAACACCTCTCTGTTGACCAGCAGGTGAGAACCAAGGATAAGAAACAATCGAGGTGCGAGTCATAAGACCAGCAACGTCAGCATTCGTTGGAACGTAACGGAACTCGTTATTGAATCTGTCATAAGTGTACTTATAACCACTATCAAATGTTGCATAAGACGAGGAAGACAGAGAACTGAAGTAGTTAATCAGGTTGTCTGTTTGAGTTGTGGTATTTGTAATATTAACCAGATTTGCTCTATGAGGTCCAATGACTGCCATACAGTCTTTTCTATCCTCAGCAACGGAGATCAGATAGTTTGCTTTTGCTTGTGATTCTGCTTCAGTGTCACAACCAGGACCCATGATTAAGTAATCAACTTCAATTTCGTCTTTATTAGCAAAGAGTCCGTATGAAGTAATCAGGCTAGAAAGATCTGCCTTCATTCCACCTGATGCGGAATAGTCAACACCACCACCAAGAGTGTATGTGTTGTTGCCAAGTCCTGAGAACGTTACACCCTGTGCATCTTGTCCCCACAGACCATCTGCGGTCGATACTGCAGTAAAGTCAGTAGAGAATCCAGTTGCTCTTGGAGATGTGTTCCACTGAGTATCAGTTGCTTGAGATGGATTGTATCCAGCATAAACATTATCTGAGAAATCTGCAAGGTAATCCTTATAGTAGATTCTCTGAGGAGCATTTATATTAGAGATTGCATCTCCTGCCTTAGACAGGTTGGTATGTTTCTCGATCAGATTTCCTTTGATTCCTGTGATAGCTCCGTTGTCATCAACAACTACAACGTGGATACCGTCGTTCTTACCCTGTCTATCACTTACATATACGTTAGTGGTAGGTCTTGGGGCAAGAGACTTCCAATAAGTTGTTGCGTTGGTCAATCCAAGAGTTTGTTGATCGTACCAATCAACTGCTGTTGTTGGAGTGAATGCCGTTCCAGAAATTCCTTCACTATTAACACCAGAGTTATTAACAAAGTGTAAAGCAACACTAGTACCAAATGCTCTTGTTGAAGATCCTTCTTGATAGGTAACAGCAGTTTCTGTGGATCCTCCACCAACTGTTTCTACACGACTTACAACCTTAACGTCTACAGTGCTGTTTCCACCTGCTGCGTCTGTGTTAAGACCAACAATGATACCCTTCAGGTATCCAGTGAATCCAGAAGTAGATCCAGCACCAGGAATAACCGCATTAGTGAGTGCTGCAGTAACACCAAAACCAATGGTTGCTCCTGCTTGAGAAAGACTTGTAGTTGAAACACCAACTCTTTGATCAGCAAAGTCATCGATAGTGCAAACCTTAAGTCCATTTCCCCAAGTTCCGGGGTTCTTGGCAGCATAAGTGAATGAAGTATCAGAGGTATGGAAACCTACATAATCATCATAATTGGTGATCTTCAGAGAAGTAGTTGATCCGATTCCAACACCAGCATTTGCATTGTTGAGTTGGGCATCGTCTGTTCTTACAACCTTCAGGATTCCTCCATAAGACAAGAAAGATGAAGCACTCATCCAGTACTCATACTGAGCATCGGTTGACAGAGGCTTACCAAAAGTATTGATAAGTTCTTGCTCTGTAGTGATATCAATTGGGTCATCAACGGGTCCGATTTTGAAGGGTCCAGCAATCGCACCGATATTATCTAAGACATTATCAGCTCTCCCTACAGTTAAATCAACCTCCCTGACCAATACGCCTGGAGATAATTGAGGAGTCGCCATGTTTTGATTCTCCGTGATCTCAGTTTATCTGAAAATATTTATTAAAAGGACACTTTTCGCAGGGGAAACGTGACGTGAACTACCAATCTGGATATTCCCACCTGTCAAATATAGTGCTTGTCATTCTACTACAGACAACTCTTTGTATAGTACATTCCTTACATTCATATGAATACGAAGATGCAACTGGACCCCTATCTTTGCGAGTTCTATAAAAACTTTCTACAAGGTTTTTTATCTCTCCACATGTTCTGCATTTTCTATCTTGTAGAAGAAGGTGACCAAGTTTAATCTGACCATCTAAGTCCATACTATTATGACAAGTACTCCCACATAAAGGATCGATCACCATATTCATCTGCATTAAACCATCTATCACCATCACTATCAGTAAAACTATCCGCACCTAAACCATCATCCATAAATCCAAATGGTGCCATATCCTGTTCAATTTGATTCTTCTGCTCTTCATATAATCTTTTACGAACATCCTGGTCAGTCAACTCTTTAAAGTAGTCCATTTGGACCAACCATGCATAGA